TGGTGTGGACATTTCCGCTATCATTCGCGGCGCGGGCGAAGCCCTCATTGCGCGGATGAAATAACCGAACTACAGGGGTTACAGTCAGGCGCACTATGGCTGTAACCCCTGAATTTATGTAACACCTGTGCCGTTACAAAGTGGAAAAACGTAACCCCTGATTGTAACGCCTGTTGTAACCCCGAAAAGCCTTGAAACAAGGCGCTTTTCGGCTTGACGTTACAATGTTACATACTTTTTCTATTGAATACCCGAAATAAAGAGAAAACGACATACGCGCATCATAGCGCCTATATGCACGCGCATTATAGGAAAAAGGCCACTGAGTGTAACACTGCACTCGGTGGCCTTATTTTTTTTGCCTTCTACGACACCAGCACGAAAAATTTCACTGATAGCTCAAAATATTTGACTTCACCTCTTGACAAGTACAAATTATTGCACTATAATATGCTTGTCAGTTGAAATAATCGTACTGAAACAGGAGGACAAGAAAATGAAGGTCAAAGAAACGCGCTGGATGGACATGGACGATCTGCGGGGGCTGTGCATCAAGCACGGGTGGTTTACGCGGGGTGACTGCAAAGCCTACGACAAGCTGCTGAAAATGCCGTATGACGCTAAAGGTAAGTTGCGGAACATCACCTCGACGATTCTCTGCAACATGGCGCAGGCCATCATGCAGTACAGCGACCCCGAAACCTACGAAATCCTTGAGCTTGAAGGCATCCTGTATTGCCTCGGCGAAATCTGCCACACCTGCTTTTCCGTTGAAGAATGAATGGAGGTAACGAAAATGTTTAAGATCAACAGCTACACCGACCTGAAGGTCGCCTACGAAATCCTTGAGATCGCTTATGAGAGCGGCAGGAGCCAGAAGGCCGCCGACCTCAAGCGCGAAATGCGCGCGTTCTTCCACCGTCCCGTCTCCGAGCGCCGCATCGTTCAGGATGACGGCATCGACGGCTATACGGAGCTGCTGCCGCTGCCTGAATACATCGAGACGATGGACGAGGCCGTCAGCTACTTCGAGGACTACGAATACCGGCACTATTACCCGTCTGCCTACGACTGCACGGGGCAGGCGTTTACGAGCTGGTACAAGGTTTTCGTTCGTGGCGGTCGTTTCTGGGCGTACCACCGTGTCAGTGTGGATGTTTGAGAGGAGGACAACGAAAATGGCAAGCACTGATTTCATCCAGAAGCGGATCGCCGGTAAGGAGAAGGAGATCGACAAGCTGGAAAAGAAACTGGCCCGTATCTGGCGGGCCAAGGAATCTAACTGGGAGAATAATCCCTATTTCTACGACGAGCGCGACCTTATCTGGACACGGCAAGATTTGGAGGCAGCCCGGCAGGGCCTCGCAAAGTATCAAGCCGAACTGGAAGCCGCTTTGGAAAAGGCGAACAGCCGGAATGTTCCTGCGATTCTTGAATTCCTCGAAATCTGGAAGCAGCGTTGCACCGAATTCTACGGAAATGGCCTTGCGTCCTATTTCGACGAAAAACAGCACGTATGGGACCTGTATTGCACCTTCTCCGATACCGAATACGGAAGCCCTGAGTACGAGGCCGCAAAAGCCGCCTACGACGAAGCGAACGCCGCTTTTCGCTGCAAGGTGCGGGGCTACTATGAAACCTTCACCTATACGGATCGCTGGGGAAAACCCCGCAAGGGCGAACAGAAGGTGCGCGAAGGCGAGTATGAGCACCTGAGGCCCTACAGTAATGAACGGTCCCTTGAAGCTGCTATGCAGCAGCTCGCAAAGGACCTGAACGAAGAAGCCAACCGGAAGTACGACTTCATCATTGAGCGTACCAATGCCATTGTCGGTGAGATCACCGACGCATCCGGTCTGAGCGTTGGCAGCAAGCAGGACCTAAACGGTTTCATCGTCGGTACGCGCGGGACAGCAAAGGTCCAAACGATTGGTGCTGGCGGCTACAACATTCAGTGCTTCCATTTCCGTACACTGATTAACGCAGTCTGAACTGATACCCGCCCCGGAGGTCACGAGGGCAGAAAGGAATAGAACATGAACATCAACACTTTGGAATTTATCCATGAGCTGCTGCGCGCAGAAGCTACACGCGCAGACGAGGTTTACAGGGCAGCCCGCCACCTTCAGCACGAATATGAGGAGGGCGACGATCCAAACTCCGAACTCTGCAAGCGTCAGGAAGAAGCAGCCGACGAGCGCATGGCAATTTCTTTTCGTGCCCGCAATGCGCTGGAAGACTTCGAGGCGCAGGAGTGGTAAGGTGACGACCGAAGAATAGGAGGTGTTATGTATGGCAACCTGTGAGATCATCCGCGAGGCACACGATGTACCGGCCTGCTGGGAAACGACCCTCGGCGGGCAGCGCTGGTGGATTACCCGCACTGCGGAGTTTTCCTTCACTGTGGAAACCTGCCTTGAGGTGCGGTACGGCGACATCGAGGTTGTGGCCGTCAAGACGTGCCGCAGTCTGGCGGCTGCCCAGAAGTGGCTGGAACAGCACTGGCGTGACTGGGTGCCGGACGAACGGTGCGAGAGCTACACACGGGAGGGAACATTGTGAGAATCGCAGATCAGAAGCGTGCGGACTTTGTGAAGCGGTTTCGCAGCCTGTCCCGTCGTTTCCCGCTGTGGCAGGTGTGGAGCGACTTCATCACCATGTTCGCCATTGCGCTTTCCAACGCCGTAGATAGTCGATACCGCACGGAGCGCGAGGCAATGTATAAGCGGATCATCGAAAAGTACGAGAAGACAGAGCGCGTGGTATTCCCCGAACTGGTAGAGGATGTGGTCAACGCCTTCGACGCCGACCGGGAGCAGGATTTTCTGGGCAGCGCGTACATGGAATTGGAACTCGGCAATCACTGGATCGGCCAGTTCTTCACGCCCTATGACATTTGCCGCTGCATGGCGGAGATTACCACTGGCGACGTCGTGGAGCAGATCAACCGCGACGGCTTCGTCACGCTGAATGACTGCGCGTGCGGAGCGGGGGCTACACTGATCGCGGCGGTGAATCAGATCGAAAAGCAGCTGTTTGAGGCAAAAAGCCCGCTGCGCTGGCAGAATCACGTCCTTGTGACGGCGCAGGACCTCGACTTCACAACGGGGATGATGTGCTATATTCAGCTCTCGCTGCTGGGCTGCGCGGGTTACATCAAGATCGGCAACACCTTGACCGACCCCATGCACGACGGAGACGACCCTACGGCCTACTGGTACACGCCCGGCTACTTTTCGTCCGTGTGGCAGCTTCGGCGTATCTTCAGGAGCATGGACAGGCTTTTCAAGGAGGCGGGATAATGGATGACAAAAAGGTCAAATACGACGCGCTTGACGCCATGTGGGCGTTCGTGCGTATGGGCGGTTATCAGCTTCACCCAGCAGACATTTCTTCTCTAAAGGACCACTGCGAGCAGCTTCGACACCTGCTGACGCAGAAAACAGCTGGACAGCGGCGCGATAAGCGGGAGGACATCGACTTTCATGAGCTGGACGTAATCACAAATAACATCGTAATCGGGGCAATGGTCCTCTATATGAGCGGAAGCCTCGATGCACTGACACCGAAGGAGGCATCACACCATGAAAAAGAGCGTAATTGAAGCCCGGCAACGGGCGTTGGAAAACAGCGAAGTCGCGCCGGGTATTCTGATCCGGGTAATGGATAAGCCGCACCAGCACGCCGTCATCTGTTCGCACCCGAAGGTTTACCGTGAGAGGGTGCTTGACGGCTGGCACACAGTCGCGGCATTTCGGAACGGCGAGGAGGTGAAAATCTAATGCGAGTTGAAAATATGACCGACCGGGAAATCGTCGCGGCCTGCGCTGTGGATTTCCGACGCAAGGCGCAGGAGGCATACGACGCCTACCAGAGCACCGGCATGACGCGGTATGACAATGCCTATCACAAATACGAGGCTCTGGCAGACGCCCTTGACCGTGACGTTCAAAAAGCCGACACCCGGCAGGCCGCCGCGTCCCTCAAATCCGAGTTGATTATGCTGGCATCGACGGCAAGCAGGGCGAAGCTGCCCTCCGCGCCGGAAGGCGCGCTGCTGGCGCTGGCGAAAGAGGTTATTGCGGTCGGACGACTGTACGGTTATGACGGGAAGGGAGATTGAATGAACTGTCACGGCTGTAAATGGCTTGATCGCTATAAGAAAGACGGGAACGGCTACTGCTGCATGGTGGTCCGGAGTAAGACCCAAACATCCAAAGTTCGCAGGCCGGATATGGAGCGCTGCGAGCTGTACAAGCCCGGCGACTGGAAAACCCGCTGGGAGACAGAGCTACACGAAGGAGGAAAACAAGAATGAAATACAACAGCGTTGAGGAATGGAAGGCGGAGGCGACGCGCCGATTTGGTCCTGATATGCTCAAGTGGCGCTTCCGCTGCCCTATGTGCGGTCACGTCGCGTCCGTGCAGGACTTCAAGGACGCCGGGGCAAAATCTCCGAGCTGTGCCTATCAGGAGTGTCTGGGCCGGTACACCGGCAAGGGCACGCCGAAGAAGGGCGACAGCAGCGGCTGTAACTGGGCGGCCTACGGGCTGTTCGGCATTCCCGCTGAGCATGACATCGTTGTCGTGGCCCCCGGCGATCAGGTGGACGTGTACCCGTTCGCAGACGGAGAACAGGAGGCTGACAATGGCTGAGTATCATGTTGGCTGCGGAGCGTTCGCCATATACGCGGGGACGCTGAATAGCCGCAACAAAAACCTATGGCAGAACAAAACCGAATGTACGGACGAAGCGATCTGCGCCGTCCGGGACTACATCGTGCAAGAATGCCTCGGAGGGCTAAACTGCGAGAAAGCCACGTCGGGAGGCTATGAGTGGACACTTAAAGACGGGCGCGTCGTCGAACTGCGCGTGACGGTCAAGGACGGAGGTAAACAGGCTAATGGCTGAACTTATTGAACGACAAGCGGCAATTAAAGCCGCCGAACACGCATACAACGAGTGGAACCTTGCAATGGCGGCAGCTGACGGACAGAGACAGATCAATCGTGTTTTCAAGATGCAGGAGTTGTGCAAGGCTGTGATCTCTGTTTTTGAGGATGTCCCCGCCGTTGATCTCGACTGTACCGGCTGCGTCTGGCTGAATACGCGGCACCAGAAGTGTTCCTGCTGCCGGAGGAATCAGTACATCAAAGACAACTACAAGGAGGCCGGAGCATGAAGCGTGAAGAATTCTACCGTGGAAAGCGCGGCGCGAAATATGGCATCTGGAACAGAGAGAAGGCCGTATGGCAGTTTGACATCTGTGAGGACACGCCGTTTTTGGCCGAGGCGAGGCTACACCAGAAGATCGGTGACGATGCGAAGAAATGGCGCTTTGAGGCTCGGCGGCTGCCGGACAGAAAGATCACTCTCGTCAAGAGGGTTAAATACGCCGGTGATGTTTATAGCGCTTTGGCGGCGTTGGGCTGGGACTTAGATACTGCCGCCGCGTTTCTTGATCGTATTCCGGATGCAAAGTAAATAAAACTGCCGCAGAGGACAATTACCTCTGCGGCAGTTTTCTTGTCAGGCCGAACACATTCCGAAACCAAAAGAGTTCGTACCTGTGTGTTTTGGTGGAGCTGAGGGGAGTCGAACCCCTGTCCGAAAGCACTTTGACAGGACCTTCTCCGGGCGCAGGACAGTTTCAGCATTCCCTCCCTGGGCAGGCACTGGCCAGACTGCACAGTTCAGTAGAGTCATGATGCATGGGCGGGGCAACTCTTACCCGCCGCACGTCCGCCACATCAACGACGCCTTCCCCGGCCTGTGGCCTCTCCGGTTCAGACGGCTGCCTTTAGTTAGGCAGCGACAGCAATACGATTGTTGTCAGTTAATTTTAAAGTTGCCCGTTTTAAGGCGGTCAGGCGCCGCCGCCCGCTTATCCTGCCTCCACACCCCCGTCGAAACCGGTACAGCCCCGTATATGGGATAGGA